CAAAGACAGCTCAAGAAGTCTTTTCTAGTTTTTTAAAAGACATAGGGCAGATCCTGCTTAGGGAAGCTGCAAAGATGATTGCAACTTATATCGCTATTGGGCTTTCCAAAACTTTTGCAGGCTTGGGTACACCTGTTGGAGGCCAAACTTCTTTACCTGGAACCAGTATAGGTTCAGGCGGCGGGGAAGTCACAAACATAGCCGGGAACGTATTCGGTACTTTAGGACCAAATTTTGGCATTAGGCAAAGAGCAAACGGCGGCCCAGTCAGCGCAAACATGCCTTACATCGTGGGCGAACGTGGGCCGGAGCTTTTTGTTCCGTTCCAGCAAGGCAATATCACGTCAAACGAAGACCTAGAAGCACAGATGCGTGACACCCGCTCTGCGGATATGGCATTTTCTAGCGGTAATAGTTTCCAGCGTGGTGGTAACTCAAGTGTCAGCAACAGTTTCCAGCGTGGTGGTAACTCAAGTGTCAGCAATAGTTTCCAACAATTGCAAACAGTGAGCTTGCCATTCACTCGTAATGCTGAACAATCATCGATAGTTGCAGCTGAACGCGAAACAGCGCAAGCGATCAGTAATCCCGCACCACTCAATGTACGCTTTGAGTCACAGGTCATCAATGGAGTTGAATACGTTACGGCGGAACAGCATCGTCAGGGCATGGCGCAAGCTGCTGAACGCGGCAGATCACTGACACTCTCGGCGCTGCAGGGTAGTGTTAAAACAAGAAAAAAGGTAGGACTTAGCTAATGAGCACATTTGCCTTCGTCAACTATGCACGGTTTATGCAGGACTCGTCCACACCAACCGTTTACGCCTATCAAAATTTTTCAGTCAATTTAACGAGGACGTACGGCGGAGTTACGTACAGCTTTCTTCCCTTTGCTGTTTCAACTGGTGCAGGCAGTAAAGGCGGCGACCGATCCGAAGCAGTACTAGGCGCTGCGACTAACGAAATCAGCGTGAACATTTTTGCCGAGGCCGTTCAAAGCCGCTGGTTATTGGACTTGAAAACTGTCAGCCTCGATGTGACGAACTTTAGTGATGTTGCACTGATTCGATCTGAGCTATGGCGTGTCGCTAGTTACGACATGGATACAGAGAAGGTGCTGTTGAAACTAACGTCACCGCTGGATGCTGTTGCGTCAGACGTTCCAAGGCGTGTTTTGAATACCGAAATTGTTGGGGCGTTACCAACATCTGGTTCGCTGGTAGTTAGCTGATGATCGATTGGAAGCCCTGGGTGGGCCTGCCTCACGTATTCGGGGAGCATCCGAAGCATGGTCGGGGCGCTGATTGTGTGGTCATGGTCTGGGCGATATTGGATTCAGTTGGTGTTTATCACCCGCCATTTGATTACCGGTGGATGGAATTAGCAACTGCTGGTAAATGGGAAGAATTGCAGGCGCTATGGAACGCAGCAACAGAGGTATTGCCAGAAATGGAAGAGTATGCAGTTTGCATGTTTAAAAATGGCGCAAACGGTCTTGGCGTCGGTATCGTAGTAGAGAACGGGGTTCTAGTTGTCCATCACAAGCGTGGCGTGTGTTGGTTACCACCACGAGCCATGCGAGAATCCCAGTATCGTCGATTTGTGAAATGAGCAATTTACTCCCGTCTGATAAATATCTTGCCTCAATGCTGGGGCTAACGGATGAGGAGTATTCCTGGTTTAAGTCTGAGGTACGAAAGCGCAGCGCAGAAGCTCCTGAACCTGCCGTAGTGGCGGGGACTTTTGATGTTGCTTTAGCGATTGCAATCGTTAATTTAGTGATTGGCGTCGGCACTGTTGTTGTTTCGACGCTGCTAAGACCGAAGCCTTCATTTGACCAGAATGAACCGGGCAGACCACCTGAACTAAGGGCAACAAGTAGCGGCGGCCAAACAACAACACAAAACCAACGCTTTGCACCAAGATACGGTTTCAATTCAACGCAAGAGATTTCAACTTTAGGATCAGTTATACCGCTTGTTTATACAAACAAAGAAACGATTGCATCTATTGCCTATGGTGGCGTTCGAGTCAATACGCAGCTGCTCTGGTCGCAAATTTATAGCCTTGGTGGATCGCAAATGCTTCGGGCGATCTTTCTGGTCGGTGAGGGACCAATAGCGGCTATTGAGCCTAGCAATTTTGCTTCTGGTGGTAACACTTTAACTAGCTACGACTTCGGCACAACAGCAAACTCCATAGGCAGCCGAATGACCATTTATGGGCGTTATGCCAGCGGCTTGACTACTCGCATTCAGTCATCTGATCGCATTTACGGTAGGCAAGCTAGTGAAGATCCTGGGAATGAAAGCTCAAGCAATGTTTATGCAATCAAGGTTGGTAGCAGTGTCACATCAGATTTTTCAGCAGCTGAAAAGCCAGCTAACCAGACAACGTTTGGACTTTATGGATTCTGTGGAAATGATTTTGCATACCGACCCAATCCAACCTTTGAGCCTATTGTCAGGCCGCAGCTAGTTCCCTATAAGAAAGACGGTGAGACGAAAGTCAAGTGCATAACAGACGAATCGAAGTGGGCAGTTAGGCGTAAACAACAAGTAGTTTACAGCTCAAGAAGTGGGATCACCTCACAGGGTATTGACACAATTGGCGGGCAAACAGTATACAACCTTTACTCAAGCAGCGATAAAAACACATCTTTTAGTAGGGCGATTCGGGATATTTTTACGATCAGCGATTGGGACATTGATGTTGAGCTAAGTGTTGACACAACAGGGACAACTTTAGAGGTGGAGAACACTAGTTCAGGTGGAAATGGAAAAATAAAGTTTAAATACGATGACACAAACAACACCAATTCTTCCAGCGGCACTGCTGCCCTCGCACAGCAACTGCTAAACAGATTCACGGCAACTATTAAAGAGATCAGCGAAGGGCCAGGCGTAACGCCAGGATCTGTAAACGATTGGGGTTATGTTGCTTATAGTGATAATCTAGATAATTCAGCGGCAAGAGAGGAAGACATTGCAGCAATTGCAGTGAAAGTGGAATTAAATACCAGCAGCATGAGTTTGCAAGAGTTGCAGCTGTTGAAAGCATCAAAATTTAAAGTTACGCTGACCAATGATTTAATTGCCGATGACCCTGAAGATGACATCACGGTCATTCAGACGCACCAAATGACAGTTACTTCAGACAGCTTCATAGAGCTTTCTACTGATAACGTTGACGAGAATTTTTCCATAAGCGAGAGCACTTTTACTTTTACTGCTGACGGAGCTACTTATACCGCGCTAAACGGCGTAAGCCTTCAAGGAGGGCTTCTTAATGAAGAAAAAGTTACAAGCGCAAGTCCGCTGAATGCAGTTTACCAGTGGAGCAGGGTGCCTGCTAACGATACTGCAAATTACTACACTTTAGTCTCTTACATTAACTTGAAAGATATTTTTGCTGAAACATGTGAAGACATTGCAGCATCAATCGCTGGAAGGCAGAAGAGTTGGGACAATTCAATTGTCATAGGTGAGCTATACAAAATCGGTAGCGGGCTGGCGGTTTGCACTGCCAGGACAGGCAACCCCTTCGCCTCTAATGCTGATACAGAGTTGCCCCAGAGTGTCAACGCAACCTTTAAAACTGTAAGGACAGGGGCTGTACAGACCAATAATCAAGCAGATATTGAACTTGATGGTGATGATTGGTACGACTCAAGTTCTAGGCCGAGCCGCAATACTGGAACAACTGACGGCCACATTATGCGATGTGCAATTGCTTCATTCTCTACATCTAGGCCATGCGGCGCAGTTGAGATCGGAATCCGCTCAAGACTTGGAATTAGGGTGAACAATATTGCGGCATTTAATACACTAAAAAACAACAAATTTTGCGACAATAAAGCTTGTTTAGACTACAAAGGCAACATTCTAGACGAAGGCGCATCTCTTTATACAACTGAGTATAGGTCTAACACTATTTCTACTCAAGTCGAAAGGTATTCATTCTTCAAAATCTACTACCGTCAAGCCGGAGCCAGCACCTTTACAGAGTTGCAATACAGTTATGGGGTTCGTGGCTCTACCTCAGAGAATATCTTTAATTATTTTCAGATCTCATTCAATGGCGACATAAAGATATGGGAGTTTCAACTTGAGCCGCTTTCAGGATGGGAGGTCCGTGAGGAGCGATCAGATAACCAGCTCTATGTTTTAGAGGCTGGATTGCCTGAGCAAGTGATTGGTGATTCTGGGCTCACAGTTCGATTCAATGGGACTGCTGTGGCGGGCACTGCTGATACGTTCGCAATTTCCGTGGGCAGAAGAGGCTCAGGGCTAGACACTGCTTCAGTACCGTTCCAGTATCCACAAAGCGATGCAAGCTATTCAAATAACGATTTATCATTAATTGACACTTGGGGCAAGCTTGCAGAGTCATTTATCTTTGACGAAGTAGTTTCATCAGCGTCAGCACCAGAACATGAGGTGACTTATGTAAACGAAATAGTTTCAAATGTTGACAACGACGGAAACACTTACGCACCTAACTACGACAACCTTGCCTTAATCGGAGTCAATATTAGCTCTTCAGTTGAGTGGCAACAATTCAGCCAATTTAGTTGCTATGTGACAGGCGGTAAAACCTGCCGTCAACTTCGTAGCAGCTTGGCCGTTGGAGCCACGCATTTACTCCCAGACATTGTGTTGGACTTAATGACCAACAGCACCTACGGGAGAGGCGATTTAATTACTGACGACATGGTGAACTTTACTGAGTTCACAGCTGCAGCCGACTGGTGCTATTCACGCAAATACTTCTTTGATGGCGTGATTGCTGATAAAATCAACATTCGTCAATGGTGCGCTGATGTTGCAGCAACGCACCTGTTGATATTTGGCGAGTCTGACGGCAAGTTCTTCCTGCGTCCAGCCCTGCAGTTCGATGCTGTTGCAATCACAGGTCTTTTTACTGCAGGTAATATCGTCGAGAATAGCTTCAAGCTTCAATATTTCGACCCTGAAGAGCGTGACCCTATTCAAGTGTCTGTGCGCTATCGCGAGGAGCGTGCCAGCACAAATCTGGATAACCCAGGGATGTTCCCGACTGTTCGCGAAGTGTTGGTGCGTGAATCATCCGCCAGCTCCAGTGTCGCGCTCGAAACCATCGATGTGTCTGACTACTGCACCAATCGCGACCATGCGATCGATGCTGCCAAGTTCGTGATCAGGATGCGTCGCATCCCAACGCACACCATCAGTTTCACCACAACGCATGAAGGCGTTTTGATGGCAATGGCACCGGGCGATTACATAAAAGTAGGGATGGACGCAACTGAGTACGACGAGTTCAATAACGGCGTCGTAACTCCTGAAGGCGCGCTAGTCAGTACAAAATCATTAGCTGATGGTTCCTATACCGTAATTGCTTGGAACGGTGACGCCGATACAACACCAGCAGACACCACGCTGGTTGTTAGCAACAGTGGCAAGACAGCAACACCTACAGGAGTTGTATTCACGGTTAAGTTGCCGAGCACGCAGGTTCGCACTTATCAGATTGAGCGCATAACGCCAACTGAAGAGGGCACGTTTACAATTGAAGCCGTACATATGCCAACCAACAGCTCAGACATTCTTGAGCTTGCCGATGGCTTCGATAACGCTGGCAACTGGAGCATCACCTAACAATGGCAACGACGTTCCCGGCAGTTCAACCAACAAGTCGGCGCTTTGTTGCTCCGACATGGCCGACCAAAACACAGGTATCGCAGTCAGGTGTGATCACCCGCAGGTTGTGGGGCAGCAGGCCAAGCCAAGCAAAACTCAGCCTGACATTTGGCAACGTCAACGACACCAACACAGCAGCAATCCTCAGCGCGTACAACAGCGCGAAAGGTTCAGTTGACAGCCTGACGCTGCCGTCGCAGATATTTGCTGGTGCAGACGCTACGTTACAGAGCTGGCTGAATGCATCGGCTACAGGGGCGGGCCTGCTGTGGTCTTTTAGCGAAGGCACGTCGCCACGAGTTGAAAGCGTCGCTCCAGGCCGTTCCAATGTCACTGTTGAACTGACAGCAGAGCTTAGAATGAGCTAACTCTCAGCACGATTATGGCAGTACGGACAGGCGCAACTGCGCAATTAGGCTTCAGTGCCAGTGGCACCGGCACATACACAACCATCGCAAAAGTACGTGACATCACGTTAAACATCAACCGCGATGCGTTGGAAACAACTGGCATCGGCGAGAATGACCGCACCTACGCCTACGGCATCCGTGGAACAAGCGGCAGCGGCACGCTCTTGTACGATCCCGTTGATAGTGGCACTGCCGCCATCATCAACCAAGTCCTAGACGAGACTGAAGCTCTTTCGACGATACAGTTAAAGCTCGACACCGGCAGCACCGCTGGCACGATCTCGGGCTCTGTCCTGATCACCGCAACCGGCGCATCCGTAAGCGTGGGTGATCTGATCACCGTTCCGATCAGTTTCACAATGTCTGGCAAGCCTACTGGCAGCTTCTGATGGCAATTATTGGCAACGGTGGCATTCTTGAATTAAGCCGTGAATGGCCGGAGCCTAGGGCTTTAGCTCCTAATGCGCTGAATATTTCTACTGCAACGCTATCCATCGACGATCCCAAATATTGGACTGGGGATCGCATAATTCTTGCGGCTGAGGGTGGTCTGCCGATTGACGGAAATGACAATGGTTTTGCTAGCAATCCAGGCGGACAAGGCATTTATTACGGCAGCATTTATGACCTTGGGCCTGCTCGCGTTCATGTAACTGCTCCAAGTGCTAACTATTACCAATCAACTAATACGGTCCCGTTTTATAACACTGCAGCCACTACTGGATTAACAACACAGGTCGATGCTTATATCAATATGGACGACCTAGACCGTGCCAAGCTCTATAAAAGTGCGATTGCAGCTTATAACGCAGATTCTAGCCAAATTCTTGCGCTAAAAAGTGTTAATACTGAAAACCTTGTCATCACACGTTATAACGACACACCCGAATATTCCAGTGCCATTGACTTAGCAGCATCCAGTATTAAGCCGCTAACACTACCATCAAGTAGTCAAAAATTAGAAGACGTGATCACGGTGCCGTCTGGAATGACTGCCGTGGCAAGTAACCCTGATTCCAGAGGCTGGCTTGTTCAATGCGACCTGCAGGAATGGGCACTCAGTGTTGATGCAAGCAATCTAGACATGACCGCGATTGGCGAAACGTTTGGCGAGAACACAAAATCACTGGTGCGTGGCGCTGGTTCGCTTACGTTCCTGGTTGATCAGCGCCACGTAGATGGAGATCAAAGCAGCACGACATTATTGAGGCTGGTTATGTTGACGGAAAAGCAAGCCAAGTCAAGTGCCAAGTTTTATCTGTTTAAAGACCGCAATCCAGTGCTGCCTCAGGTAGGTTCCACTGCTTACTACGACTGCGATATTTTGCTAACGAACACGCGCATTGACGTAAAAGCCACCGACATCATCTCCGGCACCAGTGACTTTGTGGCAACAGGGGAGATTGCGATAAAATTTGAACCTTGATAGACTGGCTGTACTGGTTATAAGAAGGATTTTAAGCCTGTGTCGTCGCTAGAACTTGCAGGCGCTACCGGCGCTTTAGACAATATCAACGCAACACAGGCTGAGTTCCGAGTTCAGATCGCAGCCCTCAATGACTTGATGCGTCAGGTTGCTGGCACTGCCAACGTGGCAGCCGGTAGCACTGAAATGGTGGACCCGCTAACAGCTCCGTTCACGTTATATGTCAACCCATACATCGGAGAGGATACGTTTGCCGGTGGTTCGTACAACACCTATGAAGCCCCCAGTGGCAGTACAGACGAAGAAATAATCGAAGCCAAACTAAAGCGACTAGACAAACAACGCCTTACCTGTGGCTTCAGTCCTCAGCGTCCATTTAAGACTATTAACCGCGCAGTGATTGAAGCTGCGATTATCACCAGCAAAGACTGGTACACAATTACAGATCCAAAAGCGCATCTTGATTGCGTCTCAATCGTTATTGCTCCAGGCGTACACACCATTTACAACGATCCAGGCACTGGCACGCCTGTAACTTGGACCGATGGGTATGAACCGACACCAGCAGACCTGATTGAGTTTAACCCGACGAATGGGGGGCTATTACTGCCGCGTGGGTGCAGCCTGTGCGGTCCTGATTTGCGTAAATGCACATTCCGCCCGACTTATGTCCCAACTCCTGCTGACGAACTTGCAGACCGCAGCAATCGTAGCGAAATTTTTAAAATCACTGGAACGGGCTATTTCTTCGGTTTCTCAGTTTTTGACAAAATAAATACGACAACTAGCCACCATTTGTTGTCTGCTTTTGGTTTCGCTAGTGAGGCGGAACTCGATGAGTTTTACACAAAGATCCGCACCTACGTTGGTAGTCCTGCAAATTTAAGCGATGCGATAACCGTCACCCGTGACACTGAATTTAAAATCGTTGGCCCAATTGAGGGGACACCGACTTCAGCATGGGACACGACCCAATCAGCATCACCATACGTTTTCAACTGCTCAATCCGTTCTGAGTATGGCCTAGGCGGCATCCACGCTGATGGAGCGAAGGTCGAAGGTTTGAAATCAATGGTGACCGCGAATTTTACGGGCGTGTCGCTTCAAAAAGACATGGACTGCTGGGAGCTTTATAGCGGCAGCGCCTGGGGCACAATGCCTAATTACGCGACTTATATCAGTAGCGATCCGAATAATGTTCGGATGAAGCCAGCGCGGCGCAGCTTTCATATCCGTGCCATTAATAACGCTTTTATCCAAGAAGTCTCAATTTTTGCAATTGGGCAAGGGATTCACCATGCAACTGAAAGTGGCGCTGAAGTAAGTATTACTAACAGCAACTCTTCCTTTGGTGGTTGTGTTGCATTGTCTAGCGGTTACAAAACAGAAGCATTCGGTATCGATTCTGAATGGCGTTTCGCTTATTTTAATGTACCGCTGAATATCAGCGAAAAAACTGGCAACGTCCAGAAGTATTTCCTCGGCACAATTAGTGACTATGCAGATGGTCAATTCCGCTTCGACATGGCGCAAGACCTAGTTGCGGCTGATGGCTCTACAACAGTGCCAAAGATTCTTGGTGACCTAGGGTACACATTGCGCGAAGACAGCTACGTCTGGGTTGAAAACCCCAATGGCACCGACTGGCGAGCACAATTGAACGCCAGTGCATGGAGTACTAGCGACCCTAATCGCATTCTTTTGAAGGCCAACTCACCGCTTCAGGATGAAAGCAATGTAAGCCCAGGCATACCACCAAACTCAACAATTAATCGAGCAATTGGTCGTCGAGTCTATGTTCGTCGATTAGTAGACACTCGCACAGCATCTGAACGGCGGTTAAGTATCGGCATGTTTGCTGTGCAGGAATCTACTCGTGTGGTACAGCGCGACTACATCTTGCAGCTTGATCCAACAGCACCAGTTCTGGCTGGTGATGTTGACCCTTATGTGAATGGCACGTTATCTACAAGCGATCCGTTAGCAGTTACCACTGTCGCGCAAAAGGACATTTCTGGAACGGACTTCCCGCAGTTCAGCTCTATCTATAAAGGGATGGAGATCCAGATACGCCGTACCAATCCAGCCGTAAGCTACGCGGCTAGCACCTTTTACCGCAAGGGCACAACTGCTATCTACGCAGAAAAGCATTTTACAGCTTTGCGTGATGTGACTACGCCCAGCTCTGGTGGTCCTAGTTCAACGGACTGGCAGGAATCATTTGTTCATATGTCTAGTAGTTTTAGCCCGGACGAAAAACTAGACAATCAAAGCTATACAATCACCCTCGATAATGATACTGCAAATAGTCAGTCTAGTACAACATTAGGTTTTGATTTCTCAACGCTTTGGACTGCGAGTGCAGGTGCTGGCACTGTTACTGAGTCGATTCAAAATCAGTACCAGACAAGCAACGATTACCAGGGCGCTTATGCGCTTTTGAGGGCGCTAGGTTTCAGCATTGCCGCAAGTCATGCAGCATTACAGCCAAGAGCAACTGATGAACGTATTCGTAAAGTCAACAGTACATCAGACTTCCCTACCGCTCCGTCAGGTGGTTTAGCCACATCACAAAACGCTTGGGCAGCCGAGTTTCGTAGGCCATCAGTTTTAAGATTATTCGCTCATGCTTTTGAATGGGCAGGAACGCTGAATTACAGCAAGGCGTTCCCAGCTGTGCAGCAACAACTAACACCGCTAAATAAATTTAGTTACTACTTCACCAACAAGCTTGGGGGGCGTGTTTATCCATCTGGCTTTAATGAAGAGGGCTACATCGTTAAGAGCACCGGCATCGAAGATCTGAATACCGGTCAAGAGCAAAGTTTGACAGCACTGGCCAGCGTTGAAGAAGATCCGGTTACAGAATTTCCATCTGGCATCAGTGCTCAGGGCGAAAGTTTCTTTAACGATATTACGATCCAAGGCAAAGCAAAATTTACTCTTAGTGCCGACCTGGCTACAGCTGAAGATCCCCTTGGCCCTGTATCGCTAGCAACGATTGAAGATGTTCAAGGCACTGCAAAGGCTTTAGATAATCCAAGCATTCTGGACAACAACCAGCCGAAAGTGATCACAAACCTCAGCCTGAACTATTGGCGTGAGTACAACGCATTACTGAGCGGCAAGGTCTTCAGTTTTGAAGCTGGCACTGGTGCTGATGAGGTGCCCGTGTCTGGGATGCTGGGGCGTATGGCATTTGTTGATGAGTGGTGCGGCTACGCTCAAGGCGGTGGTGCTGTTACACAAGCAACTAGCAAATCTACAGGCGTAACGTTAAACACTCCATGCGGCCAGATCACAATGAACGGAGCTGCACTTGCTGCAGGTAGTGCTGTTCCCTTTACAATGACCAATAGCCAGGTCGGTCCGCAGGATGTCATTGCTGTCAGCATTAAATCCGGCGCTACAGCTGGCGCTTATTCGGTCAGTACGCTGGACATCGCAGGCGGTTCGGTAAAGATTGCGCTGCGAAACCTTACCGCTGGGTCACTGTCTGAAGCGGTGGTTCTTAATTTCGTAATCATCAAGTCCACCACAAACGCCTGATTTTCTGCTATGGCCATCAAGGAACTGTTTTACGACAACCGCCCAAGGGTTCTGTTAGATCCGCGTGCATCGCAGCGCATCGATCCACGGTTTAAGTTTACGCGGGATTCCATTGGCACTTTTGTAGACGCTAATGGCAGCATTCAAACAGCCAGTGGTAACGAGCCACGATTTGATCATGACCCCGTGACTGGTGAGAGTCTGGGGTTGTTGATTGAGGAGAGTAGGACGAACTCACAAACGTACAGCAATAGTTTCTCAACAAATTGGACCCTTAATCAAAATGGAACAACTACTGTTACGCCAAACGCGGCGATTGGTCCAAGCGGTCAGCTTGACGCTACAAAGTTAAGCAATACGGCTGGAGCATATATTCTGGGACCAAATTTTATTGCCGGTGTCAATATTGGATCTGGTTACAGTGCAACGTTTAATCTTTCGACAGGGGATATTTCCACAGAAAAACCCGTGCTCTCGGCTTCGTTAATTCCCGTTGGGAATGGCTGGTTTCGTTGTGCTTTTGTACCAGGCTTGAGCATAATTTACGCGCAAAGTATTTACGTAAAAGCGGCTGAAAGCAGTATTTTTACTATTGAACATTGGGTTGATGCCATACGATTAAGTGTAACTGGTGGTATTGGCGCTGGTGTTTATATCTGGGGTTCCCAGGTGGAACTCGGCTCCTCCACCACCTCCTACATCCCCACAACCACCAGCGCCGTAACCCGTGCCCAAGACCTTATATCAATTGAAGCCCCGCTACCTGCTACTGGTTCGGTTTACATCGATGCTCGCGCCATTGATGTAAAAGAAAACGACACTTTGCTTTCCTTGAAAAACGATAGCAACGACAAGGTTGATCTTGCATATCTTTCCAGCACTGCTACTTACAATTCGCTGGCGCTAATTACCAATTATGACGGTGTTAGCAAAGCATCACTGCCATTGCCGGTGCCAACCACCGACCGCGAACGCAATATCATTACCTACGGCGCTAATAACTATCAATATGGACGTGATGCATCACGGTTTGCCCCTTCATTAAGCAGCTCAGTCCCTACTAACCTCAACAAGCTGGCGATTGGCCACGATGCAGTAGATGCAACTAAGGCATTTAACGGCTACATCAACACTGTTTATGCATGGTCCGGTGAACTAACACCTGAAGTCGCTGAAGCATTGGTGCGAGGTGAAATCGACGCCATTAACACCGACACATATGACCCAACTGGACCAGCCGGGTCATTAGCACTGGTAATTAACACCCAGGGCACAGCTGCTGACGGTGAGAAGACCTTCACGCTGCCTGCCGAGAGCGTCGCCACCGACAACGACATCGTGATCACATGGGGCGATGGCACTGAATCCGGCCTTGAGGGCGCTGCTGCAGAACTAGGCGCTATCGGCTTGACGCACGATTACCCTTCTGCCGGTATCTACCCTGTTTGGGTCGAAGGGAAAATGCAAAATATTCAATATAACAACATCATTAACCCAGACGATTTGCTGTTGATCACCGAATGGGGCACGGGCGACATGCTCACAGCACCGAGCACGATGAACGGTGCTTTTTACGGCTGCAGCCAAATGGATTTCAGCAACTCTGCCCGCACTACAAACAGACCTGATACAAGTGCTGTTACCGACTGGGCAAATGCATTCCGCGATTGCAGCAGTATTACTGGAACTTTCCCGTCGTTTGATTTTACCGCAGCTACGACCTTCTCAAGCACATGGAATGGATGCAGCAGTTTGGCTTCTATGCCAGCAATTTTTGTTGCTGATGGTGGTCAAACGCAAAACGTGACTAACTTCACCGCCGCTTGGAACAGCTGCAGCAGTCTTACTAGTTTCCCATTGATTAATACTTCATCAGGTACTAACTTCACCGCCGCTTGGCAGGGATGCTCCAGTATAAACGGCACTTTCCCGTCGATTAATACTTCATCAGGTACTAACTTCGCCGCCGCTTGGAACAACTGCAGCAGTCTTACTAGCTTCCCATTGATTAATACTTCATCAGGTACTAACTTTAGCGGCGCCTGGAGCTTATGCAGCAGTCTTACTAGCTTCCCGTTGATTGATACCTCATCAGGTACTAACTTCAACTTCGCCTGGGGCTTATGCAGCAGTCTTACTAGCTTCCCGTTGATTGATACCTCATCAGGTACTAACTTCGCCGCCGCTTGGACTAACTGCAGCAGTCTTACTAGTTTCCCTCTAATCAACACGTCTTCTGGTACTAACTTCAACACCGCCTGGAACGGCTGCAACAGCCTTACTGATTTTCCCGCTGGCTTCTTTGATTTATGGGCCGGGACACCTGTTGATGAGTGCTTTTATGAAACTTGGAAGAACTGTACAAGCCTCACAGCAACTTCAGTCGATAACATTTTTGTTTCGATTGCTGCCTCCGGCGTTTCCGCACCTAGCGGTACAGGCACTAATGATGGAAAGATCACAGTCGACTACGACGGCACAACCCTCCCAGGCACTACAGCCACTGCAATCACCACCCTTAAGTCCCGTAACTGGGACATTTACCTCAACGACGTACTGCAATGACCCACTTTCTGCGCTTCACTGATGAGTCCACCTTTCGCGACGCTTGCCATGATGCTGGGCTTTGGATTGACGACAACAATCCACGGCCTGCATTAATCTCCCACACGCATACCATGGATGTGCTTGGCCCATTAGTGCAAGTTTCATTCACAGGCAACAGCATCAACTGGAGTGGTGAAGATGAAGGCATCATTTTTAATGTTGCTTTAAACGATGACAAAACCGGTTGGGTTTATAACGCAACTGCTACTGAACATTCAGAGCTTTTGCTCGCGAGTTACAACGTTAATTTCTCAAATCAATTGACGGGTGATTACGATTATGCGGTGCTTGAAGCCACCATGGGAAACGGAACCCTATCTGTTGATCGTTTAATTTTTGATGAAGACGATCCAGAAAATGTAATTGGCCGTGAACCTGCAACTAATACAAGCGATAATCTTGGCCCAACATTTGACGCTTGGCACGTCAACGCTAAATTCACAACAGGCTTGCCTGATGGCTGGGACTCTTGTCTAGTAAGCCCAAACCCACCAGTCCGTATTTTTGCGGGAGACCAACAGTAACGATGACGCCAAGGGAACTAGAAAACTGGGCGAAAATTGAAAAAGCCTTGCGCGAAGCAGGCAAAACCGAATGCATGTTTTATCAACGTGCAGTGGCAATATTAAGTGGCAAGCCAGATCCACTACAGTGACGAGGAAGGAGCGCCTAAGACGTGATTGAAATCTACGCCGCAATCCTAGGCGCTTCGATTGGTATCGCTGGCATGTCCGTATCCGGCTTTACCAGACGCACCAGTGAAAGCCGTGAGGCGGTTATTCGCCTTAGTGCCGGGTTGGAATCTATCGCAAGTAAGTTGGAAGAGTTGCACCAAGACATGAAGGCGGAAAAGGTTCAAGCCACTGCTGATCGCCGCGAAATTTACGAACGCTTGAACGATCACGGCAACCGAATAATTGTGCTGGAGAGCTATAGAGCTAGAATCAATCCAGATTAATGGAGTGACCAATGGGCATGGAAGAGCTTCTGACATCCCCGATCACATGGATCCTTGTTGCCGCGGCATCTGAGATCATTGCGTTATCACCAGCGCTGAAATCAAACTCTGTGATCCAGCTGATTTTTCAAGTATTGGCGGCGCTAAAGGAAAAAAAGGGCTGATCCCCGCCGACGGGCGGTGGCTGCTGAGATTCTCGACGCGGTCACCGCTCGAGGGCGTGAAGCGCGAGATTCAACGCCGTAAATTCGAGGCCACGTTAAAACCTCGGGTTGATGCTGAGGTTGAGCGATGGCATGAATCACAGCCGCCAGCAATGCCGCCGCCAATCCAAATCGACGACCTGCACATTAAATCGCCCTGGCATGACGAACAGCAAACCGATCAGCCTTGAACAGCTGTTCAGGTATTACAAGGCGTTGCCGCATCAAGCCGCAGCGATTCAGGAGCTAGAAACAGATCTCGGCAAAAACGGCTATGAAATTGCGATGCGTCGCGATCGAGGCTGGTTCGCAACATGGAGCCAATCAGGCAAACAGCGCAACTATCAAGCTGGAATTGAGCTTATAAAGCATTTTGAATCATTTCACCCTGACGCATACCTCTGCCCTGCTGGGGTGTGGTCGATTGGGTGGGGGAACACGACAAAGGCTGACGGTTCACCGGTGATCCCTGGCGACCGGATCAGCCAAGAGGACGGCG